TTCATCACGACACCAGCGGGCGCCTTCCGTCAGTATTTCGCTCTCAGCAGCCACGCCGATAGTGCGCGGGACGTAGCGCACCTCCTGCCGATTACCGATTTCCAGCCCTGAGATGATTTTCACCATCGGGCCAATGCGGTTGAACGTGATAATGGGGCGCAGCTGCTGCTTCAGCAGTGCGGCGTCTTCCGGTGACCATTGCTCACCGGCTACAAAGTCATAGCACTCCCGCGCCTGCACACGCCAATCATGGCTGTGGTCGCGATCCACACGGTACCAATCCACGAGCATGTCAAATAATTCTTCATCTTGCTCGTCTTGGTCTTTGTCAATATCCTCATCCTGCCCTACAGGGGGCAGCACCTGGTTGTCAGTATCCGGCGGGCCTTCATCTACGCTTGCAGTGGCCATCTTAGTGCGCTTTCACCAGCAAGGGTGCCGGCTTGGCTACCCCGTTCAGCACTTTCAGTATTGTCTCAGCCATTGCCGTGCTGTCACCGAGCCATTTCTTTTCCTGCAGCAGCGGCAGGTTGAAGCGCAGACCGCCTTCCCACTCTATGCCGTCGCGCACCCCTGCGAAGAAAGCCGACACCGACCCGTCAATATTGGCCTTGACGCGCTGCACCGAGCAGCCATGATAGCAGGCGCCATGCTTGACCAGCTGCTCTAGCACATCAGCCTCAAAATCACGCGCCCAGCCGTTGGGTATGGCTGCTTGCTCACGCATCGGCGCGCTTCCAAGCACCGCGCAGCCCCGTGCCGAGCGTGGTGCGTATGTCATGGCTGCCGATGGACATACCGCGCGCCACGCCAGCGTGGAAATTCAGCCAGGCAGCCTTGCACTGCTCGGCAATTTCGTCAATCTGATTTAGAAGCGTGTTGTGGTAGAACGCCTTGGGTAGGTCGAACAAGCTGCGCAAGATAATGGCGTCCATATCAGTCAGCACACCCACACGCAAGCAGTCGGCATGTTCCTTGATATTGATTTCCAACACGCGCACCACGTTTAACTCCTTGCTGAGGCGCTTGGTAATCGCGTTGCGTATGGTGGCGCCGTCATCAACATTCAGCATGGCCGCACCTTGGAAGAGGGGCCGGGCGGCCCTACTGGATCGCCCGGCCGTTGTACAGAGCCCGCAGGATTACGGGAATGCGTAGAACCCCGACACCGACACGCGAACGGTCTGGTTGGTGGCGAAGGTCGGCAGCACGTAGGTCACCGCGGTACCCGAGACGGTGTTCTTCAACCCCGTCGGGTACGTGTCGATGATTTCCCCCTGGCACTGCCCAGCGGTGGTGCCACTGCCCAGGGTGTAGACCGGGGTCGCACCCGGGCCGCCCAGGTTGGTGGTGGTCACCGTGGTCACCGCCGCGGCGGTCACCGCCGAGGCGCCGGCGCAGTTCTCGATCCGCACACGCGTGATGTAGATCGACTGGTTGGACTGCGCCGGGATGCTGATGGTGGCGCCGGTCGACGCACTGGTGAATTCGAACGTCGCGACGTCCTGCTTGCTTGCCGACTGCTGGACCTGCGTGACGTTCGGCGCCTGCGCCGCCTGCTGTGCCTGCGCCGTGACAGCGAGCCCCGCGAGGAGCACCCCCAGCACGAACAAGCGACACACGATTTCCTTCAGATGCTTCATCGTTTGGTCCTTCCTTTCCAAGCGTGGCCGTCGTATTTGCGCACCGCCCAAAGCGCCGACGGCCACTGATTGGCCCCCTGGGCTGTCTCGTAACTAGAAATTCAACGCGTAGTTTGATTCTGCGTCCAGAACCATGTGGGCGCAGGCCAGATCTCCAGCAGCCACCCCCAGCGTGCCGACGGGCGCCGTGGCTGCCAACATGATGGACCGCTTGTTGATGTCCATGAATGCCGCAGTGATGGAATTTTGCAACACGCCTCCGTACACCATGTCTGTCCACCCGCTGGCCCCCGCAAGCGGGTTGTAGATGCTGACCTTGGGCGTGCTGAAAAAAGCAGGGTCAAACGTCTGCTGAAACATCATCTGGTAGCTTTTGTTTGGTAGTTGGAACACCAACCCGCACGCGGCGCCCGGAACGCCAGCCCCATTGGCGGGATTCACGCCCCCCGTGAATGTCATGTACATCCAATGGTTGAGTTTGGCGCCGGCGAGCGCTGAGGGTTCCGTTGGAAACCCTGGGCTGCCGCCCGCGCCACGCTCTACCTTGAGCGTACCCAGCTGGAAAGTGGCACCTGCCGTGCCAGTAAATTGCGTCTGCTGAGATGAGCATGGCTGATAACCGGCGACCCACGCCCCAACGCCCGCCTGGCCCAACGGGTTGCCTGGCCCAGTCGTCTGCTGCAGGTTGCCGCCGCAGCTAAGGCTGATGAGCCACGTCTGCCCAACCTGCCCACCACCGTTGTTCCACGTTCCTACGGTGTCGCCCGGAACCGTGCCAGTGCACTGGCTGACGGCCCCCACGTTCTGCAGCAAGCAGTCAGCGGCAAAGCTGCGCGTCTTGGCGTAGTTTGTCACACCTACGCTGACGTGCTGCCCGGCCAGTGAGCCGTTGGCCGTAAGCGTAAAGGTCGCGGCCTCCGCCTGCGCGGTGCCCCATTGAAGATCCGCGGTATCCAACCCTTCCACCATCTCGAACAAGCTGAGCTGGAGGTTGCCGGGCACGCTGGCCCCGGCCGAAGACCCGGCGGTAATGTTCAGCATGTACGGCGAATACGCCGCGGTGCCGAACGTGGTAGCGACGCGTTGGCTGGTCGGTGGCGTAAGAGTGCTGCCGCCGGACGTCCATCGCATGAAGAAGCGGTCTGCCACCCGGCTAGGCGCGCCGGTGTCCAGCGGCGTAACAAGCGCGCCGTTGTTCTGGCGATCCACCATCATGTCGCCGTTCTGGATGATGTTGGCGCCGTACAGCTGATTGGCCGAAATGCTGATACCCTGGATGCACCCACCGCTGATGGATACATTGCCAGAGTTCTGTGTGGCCATGGAAGTCGTGCCTTGCCCGCTGGGGTACGGCCCCGGCGGGTTAGGGCAGCCTGCTACGGCCGACCCGGCCAGCAGGCAGAGGACCGTGAGGGCCCCCAGCAGATTACGAAACATGCGATCTCCTCTCATGCTGACATCCAAGTTCCGCGCTGGAGCCTGTGACGAGGGCGCGCGTACCGATCCTCGTCGTCTTCTTCCTGGGCAGTGGGCTTCGGATACTCGGCACCTAGGGCGCCGTCGTCTATACGAGCCAGCGTGTCCAGCATGTCGTCATGAATGGGCACCGGGAACGTCATGTACTCCTCTTCAACAAAGGAGTTTATGAGATCAACCGGCGTGCCCTCGTAATTTGTCTTTATGAGGCTATCTGGAATATACCAATGGCCTTCCTCAAAGTGGGGCACCTGGGACTTGATACGGTCTTCTTTACTGACCTTACCGCCCAAGGCCACGATATCGAAGCGGTACTCATCCCGCTCCATATTTTCTTTCATGTATTCGATGTCAGACTGTAACCCGTATTCTTCATACCCAACCTTGCGCGGGCGCCAGCGGCGATGCAGCGCAAAAAGCGCCTGCCGGCGCTCAGTCAGGTTGAGGCGATCACGGATCATGTCCAGCAGGTAGCGGTTCCTATCTGCGCCTAGGCCGATGACCATCATGACGGTGTAGTCGCTTGACTTCTTTTTCTTACTGGCAGGGTCAACCAGGATGTACTTCGTCATGCCACGGCCGGACATCACACCTGGGTACTGGCGCAGCCACTCACGCTTGAAGCCCTGCTTGCGGTCCGCTGTCGGATCCTGCAGCATCTGCGCAGCAAAGGTGTACGGCCCCATTCGCTTGCGCCACTTGCGCAATGTACGCTTGGACATAAAGACAGGATCACCATCCTCGCTACCATCCACGGTGGCCTTGTGCACCCGCTTGATGGCCGCGTCGCGGCGCAGGATCTCAGCATATGGGTCGTTGGTGTGATAGCGCGTACCGATGTAGCGCTCCACGCCGTCGTCAGTGCCCAGCGGGATACTCAGCTCCCACATGGTGGTGACCTTGGTGATCATTTCAGGCGTGTTGACGGCCTTGACGTCAATAACGTCGTCGTAAACCTTGATCTTGAAGTGCTTGCCTGTGGGCAGGCCGTCCACCATGCCCCAGGCTTCCACCGTGGATTCCTTGGGGTTGGACTTACGTTTGACAATAATGCCGTCGTCTTCAGACCACTTCGGCGCGTCCCGCTTGGGGTTGGCCCACAGCACGTCGGAATGTAGTTCTTTCAGTTCCTCGTTGCCCTCCAACTCACGCATAATCTGCTTGAGGAAGCCCTTGGCGGTGGGCCGCGTGTGACTAAAGATGCCGATGGTAATTTCGGCGTCCTTGATGATATCCTGAATGGTGAGCGCGAAGGTGATAATAGTGGACTTGTAGTGCATGCGAGCCCACAGGTCCATGTACCCGTTGGGCTCAGCTTGAATTTCCTTGCAGCGCTCGAATAGCCAGTCCTTGTTCACATCCACGCGGTGCAGCGTGCGCACCAGCAGGTAGAACAAATCATTCTTATTGAGCCAGCGCTTGGCCTCTCGCAGCGCTTCCTTACCCCGGCGTTCCGCCTTACCCAGAAAATCCGTATAGAAAAGAATCCGGTCCTCGCGGGTGTCCGCGGGGTCCAGTTTCATCTCTATGGTGGGGGCGGCTTTCATTCTACCGAAACACCGTGCTATGCTGTTCGTATGAAAAACACCAAAGAAGAACAAATTGGCGGGCCGATGGCTGTTGATGTATTGACATCAGTTGGCGCCCCAATAAGCACTATCAGCAGAGAAGATAGTGCCTCTATCACCAGAACTCAAAGGGCTGGTGGTATTGCTAACGAAATAAACAAACTCCCCGTAGCTACCTGTGGAAAAAAGATCATTCCCGTTTGAACCGCCCACGTTGAAATCAGTTGCATTTGGAGCGCTAGTATTCGGACCGGCGACTACTGTTCCTTGAGCCGTGTTTCCTCCACCATAAAATATAGTAGACGGACCCGTTTGGGTCGTTGTGGTCATATACGTACGCCAAACTCCGTCCAAATCTGATAAAGAACTGGTGGCCCAAGGTATTGCCGAGCCATTACCACCAGAAAATGAAAAGACGTTACTACCCCCCTCCTGCGCTGCTACACACCAACCCCCGTTATTCCCTCCTCTACCATGGCACATCGTAAAGGTGTAACCACTGGCCCCTCCAGTGATTCCACCCGTATAATACTCACTAAAATTCGTTGTTTCCTCTGGAGCTGGAATTGTAGACCCAGCTTGCGATCCAAGAAATTGGCTACTAGCCTGAGAAAATGTCATCACAGGCTGGCCGTTTTGTCCAGATGCCGTGTAAGTAGGCATCTGAGACTGCGTGGTCTGAACTAGATTATTGCCATTACCACTCTGATCATATAGGGTAGAAATTAGGCAGGTTGTCGCCGCACAAAAAGACGCCGTGCTTTGAGACGCACACCCGGTTCCAACAGCAAACGTCTGCGTCGTACTATCGCTCGTACGCGTCAATGTAAACAGATTGCCCGCGTAGCTTGAACTAAGCGGCCGCAAAGCATAAGCAGCAACCGGCGCAGCCGTCAGACCAGTCAGCGGGTACGCGCACGTGCCACCACTACTGGCGTTGCCAGGGCCAACACCTACCAACGTCAACTGCGCCTTGGGCGCAGCCACCAGCGCCAACGCCAGCAGCGTTGTCAGCAGCAGTGCGACAAGTATGCGACGCATGGTGGTCATTTATAATCTACAGACACAACGTAGGTGCTGGCAGCTGGTGCCGTAGTGTCACTATCGGCGAACCCCGTAGTGATGCACAAGCCAATGCCCGTGCCGTAGGCGACGCCAGCTGGCCCGCCCATGGGCACCACGGCGCCCGCACCGCTGGCGTTGGCTGGGATCATAATCTGATCCACGACAGTGTCCGTTCCACACGTCGGCGCAGTCGCCTTGTTGTAGAGCTTGGCGTAGGCGACAGTTGTCGAATTGTTGAATACCCGCACGCCGTACACGGTGCCGGCCGTGCCTTTGATGGAAATACCAGTGGTGTTGTTGGCCGCCTGTGTACGACTGACGGACGTGCCACCCGTGGTGCCTGCGATCGCCTGAACTGCATTGGTAGTGCCCGGCGTGGTCTGGTCAATACCCGCCTTGCCGATGACGCTGGTGCCGGCGGGTAGCGACGCTGAGCCTGCCACTGTAGCCGAGTCAACCGACACCGTGACGCGCTGCGCGCCCGTGCCGGTGGCGCCCGTGCCTGTCAGAACGGTAACGCCGTTCACCTGCGCTGTGTTCACGGATTGGTTGGCCGTCAGGGCGCCGATGGTGTTGGCGCCCGCCGCAAGCTTCACCTGCCCGGTGCTGTCGCTAGAAAGCGTGACACGCTGAGTGCCCGTGCCCGTGGTGCCGTTGCCTGTGTTGACGGCGTTGCCGCCAATGTTGGCGACGTTGCCCGTGGTGCCAAGGCTGGCGCTGCCCGTCTGGCGATCCCAGCCCGTGCCATTCCACACGAACCCATAACCGACGCTGCTACCGAGCCCAGTGCTGACCGGCGCCACACCGTCCGCATTGTTGGCCCCCGTGCCGCTGCCAGCAGAGCAACCCGCGATACAGTTGACCTGCAGATTGCCGGAGCTGTCCACCCCCGCCTGTTTCTGCGGGTTGTACGGATCCACGATGGCGACATTCTCACCAATGCTGGGCGGCGCTGCCGACACTAGAGCTGGAATCCACAGCGGAAAGCCTGTGGCCAGCGCCAGAATCAGCAGACAAGCCCACGCGGGCGGAGGGAGGAGCCGGCGCATCAGGCAGCCGCCTTCTTGGTACGCGTCGGCTTGGGCTTGGGTGGCTCTTCCATCTTGGCGATCTTCTCTTCGGCCACCGGCTGGGCTTCCGCATGCGCCGCCATGATGTCTGTCAGCAGCTGGTCCACCGTTGTTTCTTCGGCGCCCACCATCTTGGCCAGACTTACGTAGGATTCCAGCGCAGCGTAGACCGCTTGCGCCAGCGTCGGCCGACGCAACGGATGCGGGTTGCGCCGGGCGGCGAATGCCGTGCCGCACTCCACCTCCGTGGAGTAAACATTGTTGACATTCTCGATGTCTATCTTTACCTGGGGCACCTTAGCCTCCTATCGTTGACTGTTGAATTGCTGCAAAATACGCTGCAGTTCTGCGATATTGCCTCCGCCAGGGCGCTGCTGGCCACCCTGCTGGCCGCCGGGCGCCTGCTGCGCCGCGCGCTGCTGGGCCAATTTCTGCATCTGCTGCCACTGCGCCATGGCCGCCATCAGCGTACCAGGATCCAACGTCATGTTGGTGCCGCCGCCCGGCGCCGCAGTCGGTGGCGGCATGTTCATCTGACCGGCGCCCGGCGGCGACTGCTGCGGTTGGGCCGCGCCAGCCTGCGGCGCCACGCCGCCCAGCTGCTGCGCCAGCTGCAGGTTGGGATTGTTCTGCATCGATATCAGCTGCTGCAGGTAACCGCCCGCGCCGCCTGTGGTGGCTGGAGAACCCGTCATATCTTACAGAGCTCCTCTTCTACCTGGTGCAGCACCTTGTCCCACCGGCCGGGTGCCGGCTGGCGCAGCAGTCTCATGGATGGATACCACGGGCTGACGTCGGCGCCGTACGGGTACCTGAAATCCGGCGTAGTGCTGACAAGGCACCACGTGCGCAGCCCCAACCCGCCACAGAGGTGGGCAACGCCAGTGTCCACTGTCACCACACCATCCAGCTGCGCGGCCAGGTACGCAGTGTCTGCCCAGTCCCACCCAGCAGATTCGTATTCCGTCAGCACAGTCTGCGGCCCCAGCCGCTGGCGCAGCCGCGGCATGCCGTTGAGGTGCGGCCCCTGCTGAAGCACGTGCCATTCCACCGCGTCGGTGGACAGCATGCTAAGAAGTTCATCCTCCGTCAGGCTGCGTAGCTTGTCACGTGGGTTGTTGGGGCTGCCGCCCCACACCACGCCGATCTGCGGCCGCGTCGTCTGTGGTCGCGCCTCTGGCCCTGCCGCGTGCGCCTTGAGGTACGGCGCAGGGCGAAAATCCCCTTCACGACCCAACAGGTGCGGCAAGGACATCATCAACGCCCAGCAATCGAAGTTGCCGAACTCCGGGCCGTCCACACTTAGCAGAACCTTATGACCACCCACGCTCATACGCGTCAGACGCTCCATGGCCTTGGGCACGCGCAGCATCACGCGCTTGGAACATGCCACGACCTCCGGCACGTAGCGCAGAAACATCATGAAATCGCCATAGCCCTGCTCGTAATGCAGCAGCACGGCGCGGTCAGGACTGCCGTCCCACGGCGGGCGCCACGTCTTCTGCAGGTAGGCGCCCAGATGCTTGGTCGTGCGCAGCTGTTTCTCAACACGACGCTCGTGCAACGCCCAACCCACCGCGTAGCGCCCCGCCTGCAGCATGCAGAGGGCGATATCCATCTCCGTCTTCACACCAGGACGCAGCTCACAAGCTGCGACGTAGTGCTCCAACGCCTTGTCCCATTCACCTACCTCGGCATAGGTGCGCGCAGCCATGCGGCGCACTTCAAGACTATCCGACCCGCGCACCAATGCCTTTTGAATAAGCTCAAAGGTCAAAGAAATGTCACCCTCACGCCACGCGATAGCCGCCTGCATGGCGCGCGCCTGGGGGTGGTGTGGGTCAAGGTTAAGAGCGCGCCGCACATGACGCTTAACTTCATCCGGATGCCCGCCGTTCAGCGCCGCCTGCGCCAAGGTGAGGGCCTGCTCCAGCTCCCCCATGCCAGCAGGCACCGGCACTAGACGTCGCGTACCGACACGGTGTGAATTCAGGTTACTCATGGGTGTATCCCAGCCCCAGCGCTGCTTCTATGGTGCGCGCCTGACGAGCATGCAGCCCGTGCTTGCCTACGTGGTTGATATCCTGGTGCTTGGCTGTTTCATCAAACGCGGCCAGAACCTGCTCCTGCGTCGCAACCGACTGCGCATCCAGCCAACGACGGAAGCGCGGGTTGATTTCCTCCAGCAAGTTGCTGTGCTCTATGCCGGCAATGAAACTCATCGCAGCTTGCGCTCGCTCTCATTGTCGAACAGGCTGTAGTCACAGAAAATTTCCTGCCCCTTTTCGATGTCAACCGCGGCGTAGACACCATCCGGCTTGCTGACGACGTTGGGTTCTTCGTCATGGTTCATGAACCGCGCGTCGTCACCGCACAAGCACTGCTCCCCCACCGGCACTGCACTGTACAGCCGGTTGCGAAAGGCGTACTTGTCGATAAAAGCCACCGCCGGCTTGCTGAGCTTGACCTCAGCACCCAGGCGTAGGTCGAATCCATCCACCCACTCCCACACCTTGCAGCCCTGGGCGATGAAGTGATTGGCGAAGAGCCCGAAGCCGTGCCGCGGACTGTACATGACGTAGGTGGGCACCAGCAGCATCAGCTCTTCTCCTCTTCGCGGTACACGCCGTCGGCGCACTTCACCAGTTTCTTGACAGGCGTGTATGTCGTAGCTTTTTGGGCCGCAGCTTCCTGCTGACGCTGCTTCTCCAACGCCAGCTGAATGAAGGTCTGCAGCGTGCAAGGGTCAATACCGAAGCTCATTTGTCCAACCCTTCCAGCGCCGCGTCGGCCTCACCAGGCGTCAGCGGATTGTCGCGCAGCGACTTGAACACCATCTTTGTCTTCACACGCCCGCCCTTCTTGCCGCCGACGTAGAAGCTGCGCGACATGATCTTCTTCATGTGCGCGCCGTTCATGCCCGCCGCGCTGCGCGGCGAAATAAGCTGCGTCGGTTTGGCCGCGTTCAGCTGCTGCAGGATATCATCCACGCGGGTTCTCGCTGTTCTCCTTACGCTCCTTCTTGTAGAGCCAGCTGAACATCGCGTTGAAGACCTTCCAAAACATCAGCCACTCCAGCTGCGAGTTTTGCCCGACCTGCTCTTAGCGTTGTAGGACTTGCCCTCACCTTCTGCTTCCGTCGTGTGGTCATGCAGCCCAGACGTGCTGTGGGTTTCCACATGCTTGATGGCAGTGGCGATGGCGGTGCCCTCCGGCGCGCCTGACTTCAGCATGCCGTTGGCCATCTTCGCCGCCTCCTTCGCCTGATTGCCCGTCAGATGTTGAGCATGGCGGCGGCGAAATTCAGGGGCTGTCCAAGGCATGCGCGCTACTCCTGCGGCGGGGCGGGCTTGTTGGCCAAGGTGCACTCGTCGGGCATCTTGCAACCCGTCGGTCGGTAGCCGTCGGGCGGGATGCTCACGCCGCAGTGCCCGCACTTCAGACCGCCGGCGTCGGCACCCTGTGTGTCAGTGGCCGGCGGCTTCTCCTGCGATGTGGAAAACCCGTCGCCGTCGACTCCCGCATCTTGGCCTGCCTGCACCACCGCACCAGCCCCAGGTGATACTGGATCCGTCGAGAATTCCACCGGCTGGAAAGGGGCGAGCGCTGCATCCAGACCCTCCAGCAAGTCGTTCACCTCCAGGATCCGGTGACGCGGTGCGCCCATCAAAGCCTGGTAGTCCTGCACATGCGTCAACGCCGCGCGCAGGGTGCGGGCGGTGGCGAGGATGAGGGTTGGGATGGCCCGCCCCCGGCTGGCTCCGTCGGCCTGGCTGAAAGCCGCCAACGCCGCGTCGTCTTCCCGATGGTCGTCATTATCCGCCGTAGACAAGGATCACCCCCTTCCTGGTTTGAGTGTACCGTTCCGCAAGCCGCGCTTGATCAGCAGGTTGGCCCGCGCGCCCTGGCGCTTGCCCAGCAGAAACTTCAGCCTGCGCTTTGTCATGATGTTCAGCGGCGGCAAGTTCTTCACAATGTCCGCGTCCGTCCTGCGACGCTGCTCGTGCAACTCAGGCAGGGGCAGGGCGTACTGGCGGTCAGCCACAGTTCACCACTGCTATTGGCAACGACCAAGGCCCCATATCTTCGTAATATGCGCGCCCTCTGTAGAACACACCGACCTGCAAGCTACCGTCGTTCATCTCATCCATGATACGCCGGGGCGGGTGTTCCTTAACCAACGCCGCCAGCAGAGGATCATCCTTCGGCACGCGCACATGCTTGTCATGAGGGCCGATGCTCACGCGGCTTCCTCCCCCTCTGGCTTCAGATCTATCGCCGTGGCCGCGGCGCGTCTACGTGCCGCCAAGCTGAGGGCTTCTCCAAAAACCTGCACCAACTGGTCAGCCTCGGGGGCGGGCTGCTCCTCACCTTCGCCGGGCGGCTTGATCTGCTCGAACAAGCGCAGGTAGCGCATGGCCAGCTCCAGCGCCTGCGTCTTGTTCCAAAATTTCACCTTGGTGGTGCGCACACGCCCGGTGGGCACGCCCTGTATGGACCGCTCCTCTACCTCAAACCCGGCCACCGCGCGGCGCAGGGCCTCGGGCCACTCATTTATGGGCAGAAGCTCGCCATTGGCGTCGTAGGCATCCTTGGGGTCAGCCAGCGCAATGGCGGCGACCTCGGCAACCACGCGCTCGGCCTTCATCTCTATTCGGGTCGTAAGCTGTTGGTTGAGCCAGCGTACGCGGCGCGCCACACGATCATCCTGCAGCAGGCGCGCCGCGGCGGGAATGCCGCCCTTTATACTCGCCGCGTGGGCTGCCGCTCGCGCATCGCCCGACGCCACAAACTCCTTTGCGAACAGCTCGTGCTGCGGATTGCGAAGCTGCTGGCTTCCACGGGCATTCCCCATGGGGGCAAAGCCTTTAACACGCATTTGTACTTCCTGACAAGGTGAGCTTGCCCCTGAGCCCTCTTTATGGTGCAATAGCGCTGCACGTGTGCCTTACGGCAGGAGGTGCTTATGCGGTAGTTGAAAAAGACTGCCCCCTACCAACCCCGCCCCCGTGGCCCGAGAAAGCGCGGGGGCGGGACCATCTTAGGAGAATCACATGCCGTTGTACGACCTATATCTGGCTCTGTGCGTCACATACTCAACATGTTCAACGCACCCCGACGCGCTGTGCATGGAACAACAGACGTGTCAGACTGTAGCTGCCAAGCCGCTGCGGGAGGGGCTGACGCATAAGGAATGTTCTGAGCTAGGCCTGGCGCTGGTGCAAGCCGCAGAAGCCAAGGGCATGCAGGACATCGGCTATAGCTGCGAGGTGCAGCAATGAGAAATTTTCTACCCGTCCTGCTGGCCTTCGTCGGCGGTGCGATGGTGGGCTGGGGTGCTCGCGGTCTGCATGATGGCCCCGGCGTGCCGGTGTTGTTTCAACGCGAGCCATGCGAGATCCATGGCAAGGGCGGCGTCGTCATTCTGTGGCTCAAGGATGGCGCCAAGTGCTATGTGGAGGATGGCGCCTACAAGGCAGCGGTAGTTCTGCGCGACGCCCTCGAGCAGGAAATGCACAAGTGATCACCGTCGCATGCGTCGTGGTTATCATCTTGGTGGTGTGTGTCGTAGGAGGGTGGTACTGATGGTTGAGCGCTTCTATGTTCCTCACAAGGTTGAGACTCCTGCTGTTCAGGTCAATATTCGCGTAGGTGCTGAATGGCGCGCCAAGGTGGACAGGTACTGCGCCCTTCACGGCTGCACCATTAAGGATCTGGTTGTCACGGCCGTTGAATACGCAATGCAGAATACCAAGCCGCCCAAGTAACAGAAAAATTTTGATGCGCTGCAACCCAGGGCTTGCAGCGTTGAATCCTTTGGAACTTTGCAATCCCAGACTTACAGCAAGAAAAACCTATGGACTTTGCAACTCTGGGCTTGCAGCGTTGAATCCTTTGGAACTCTGGCTCATATCCTAAGGCAGGAGACGATCGGAGTCCAAAGTACCCCCACCTTGGCAACTTCGTTCACTCCACCCCGTCGCCGATCCGCTAGTTGTCGCTGCGCTGCAGTGACTACTCGATGACAACCGTTGCGAGTATGCGCGCGCTGAAGATGGCACGCCGCTTGCGTTGATGCATGACTCATGCCAAGTCCAGCCAAGGCAAAGAAAAACCCCGGCGCCTTGCAGCGCCGGGGGCTAAGTGGGGTGCAGCTACTTGCTGCGCCGCAGGCTGGCTAGGTACACCAGCCACGCGGTGACGACGACGGGGTGCGGCATGCTACGCCCCCACGGCCTGCAGCAGCCGCTTGCGCACGCCCCAACGCAAAAAGCGCCGGTCGCCGCCCGCCTGCACAAAAGCAGCCACGTTGCCGTGGGCCGCCACCAGCAAGGCGTATTGCGCGGTGCGCAGCGTGCCGCTTTGCCGGCGGTTGGCTGGCCAGCTGGCCGGGTAGGCGTAGCCCGCGCCCTTGCCCTTGGGCTGCACCAGCTGCACCGGGGGCGCCGCGCCGTTGGTGGCGGGCTTGGCGGCCGGCTGCGCCTTGGGCGCCGGGGCTGGCTTGGGCGCCGGGGCTGGCTTGGCGACTTTGCCCTTGGGCGCCTTGGCGGCGGCCGGCTGCTTGCTGGGCGCAGCGGCGGCCGGCTGCGCGGCGGCAACCGCCTGCTGTGCCTTGCCCGCCAGCATTACCTGGCACCCCGGGTAACGCTGTTGCAGGTCGGCAGTAACGCTGGCGCGGTCGGCGTCGGCGCAGTAGTGCACGGGGCCAAGCTTGGCCCCGTTGGCGCCGATGGGCTGTAGTGCAATGCGTGCCATAGTGTGTGTCCCCTTGGGTTAGGGTGGGTGCCAGCACGGCCCCCACCAACACAAACACGGTACACCAGGCCGCACGAAATATGGTTGCGTTGTTGCCGTAGAAACGAAATTATGCGTCGGACGCGTGGCATGAAGATTGCTAGTGGGCAAGACCCGTGCCGTTGATAACGACTTGCATTGATAACGATTATCATTATCGGATGATGACGATGACGTCGTCAGATATCGTCGTCAGAGCTCTGACGGTTTTGGCCAACGCAATTCGTCATTCGGATGACAAGGGCCGGTGGCCTGAGTCATAATCCAATCGCTAATCTGGTTGCTGTTGGTTGTCGCTGTCATAATGGGGCGCGAATCAGTTTTCTATAACCGTCGGCCAACGCACTTCGTCATTCGGATTCTTAGGGCTGTGGCCTGAATCAACAAAGCGCGGTGTTCTGTGGGGTCTGTGGGTAGGTTGGAAGATCGTCCGATGGCATCGGCCTTAGTCCACAATGCCATGGGTCTTAATCTGGTGATCAAAGAACGACGTCGTTATGGGCCGCTGACGTGGACAAGCGAAGCAAACTCATACGAAACTCGTAAGACTTTGTTACAATCGGAAAACCGGATTGTAACACGTACTTATCGGGTAAAACCGAGGATAAAGACACTTACTGTTACTGTTATTTACTTTTAACTTATATAGGATAGAATTAGAAGAAAATAATAAATAGTAATAGTAATATATATAGACATACTATTTGTCATATTATAATTGGCCAGCATATGCTGTGCAGCTGTAACAGCATTCAGGGTCATACCGATGGATACCGAACTCATCCTTGTGCTGCAAGCGGTTGTTGCGGCCTTGCCTGCGAGTAAAAGAAAACTGCCCCAGGCACTTCTAAGCACTTACGTGCAAAAAGACCCCGCCATCGCTAATTCCTTGGGGTTAGGTGCAGAGGAAAAGAAGGAACCAACCGGCCCAGATTTTTTAGTGTGGTCGTCTGGTAAACCCGCTGAAAAGCTGCGAGGCTGGAGTCAGCTGCACCAGCGGCTTGGTGTCAGCGCCAATACGCTGCGTGTCTATATCAGCCAGGGGCAAGGCGCGTTCGCCAAGCTGGCAGGAAACGTCACAGGTATTCCTGAGCCCGTGCTGGTGCACAGGACTGACGCCACACTAGGGGCCATTGCTTTGGCCAGGCATGATTATGAGTTGGCCAAGCTTAGACTGCAGCGCCGCATTGAACGTACTAATAGAAAGGAACGCCGCGCCCCCGATGGCTCAACAGCAGAAGGCTTGCCCGGCCCCGCGCCCAACAGAATGCCGCGTACCGAAGCCAAGCTGGCCCCCGACCCCACACCCAAGCGCAGTCGGCGCTTTTAAGACTTTCAACCATGACTTCCACCTGGCACTATAAGGGTGCGCCGCGGTGCAACGCGGGCAGAGGAGGGTGAAATGGTATTCAAATTTACGCCAGTGTTTCGGGCACGGTTGGTAGCTGACGCTTGCCAGGCGCAATATGGGGCGCCAGAGCATGAGGATGGCTACTACGACGTGGCCTTGTACCTGCATGATGCAGGCGAAATAGACTTGGCCACGGCCACGGTAGAAGATGCAGCTGCGGCCGTTGCGGACCACATGAGCGGCCCCGACCTGTAGGCCAACGCAATTCCTCAAACGCCATAGGAGGACAGTATGTCACAACACTACAGCAGCCCGGAACGCGAGCACGATCCGCACGCGCTGCCCAACATCGAAGTCTTCGAACTCACCGCAACTGAGGTCGCGACCATGGACGAAGATATGGTGCACGAATATGGCAAACGTCACGAATTTCGGCTGGCAACAATGAACAGCCGCGTGCGCGAAGCGATGCTCGACGCAATGGTTGAAGAAAAAGGCATCCAAGGCGGATGGTTCTGGCAGGCGTGCTTCCCCGGCTGTCTGTCTGATGGCGACCCCGTTGGCCCTTTTGCGACACGTGCTGAGGCCTTGGCCGACGCGCAGGATGGAGAATAGCCATGAACAGCGCATTGTGGACGGCCAAGTCGGTGGACTACGAAAACCAGCCGTACGAATTCTACCATAACCGCGCGTTGATGTGGACAGGTCCGCACGCGGCCGTGTCACACTACGGCTTTGCAGAGTGCGTAGCCGACAAGGCCATGGAAGCCGAGTGTGATGACGCCGCCCTGTTCGGCGTGCACGGCATGTACGGCGCGCGTCGGTACGTGAAGAAACAGCTGGAGCAGGAAGAGCGGCGGCGCCGGTTGACCAAGTGTTCCAAGCGCACTGTGTACGTGGCCACGCTGGGTGACGGAGAGGAACAGTGCGTGCGCGCCTTCGCCACCAAGGACCTGGCCCTGGCCGCGCTGATGAAGGAACTCGGCCAGCCCACGGCCACCGAGACGTCCAATGCCGGCAGCGCCGTGTGGATGTACGAATTTGCCGATGGCGACTACGCGGCGTGGGTGCATGAAGTTGAAGTGGAGGGCTGAGCGATGGAAAAGACAGCAACGACCAGCGTGTTGGTGGACAAAGCGGCCAACAGCCGGCATGGATTCCAGCTGCTGCTGTACAAGATCAGCAGCGGCACGTACAAGCTGACGTACGTGGACGCCAACCCGTCCCGTGCCAGCTACGGCGACGTGTACGCGGTGGAGTGGTTCGCCACGCTGAAGCAGGCGCGGGACGAAATGCAGAAGGCGGCCGAAGCATGAATAAGAAAAGAATTGGTCGAGTAGAGTGGACGGACGATGCGCGCCAGGCGGCCAACTTCCTCTGCAGTATGCCTGACTACGGCCATACCACATTGCAGACCAAGGATCTGCGCGCTTTGCTGTATCAGACCGGCGGGCAGCTGTTGGCCCGCGGCCGGCTCTACAACATCGTAACACGCAGCCTGGGCGCGGGCATCCACCACGTCAGCTGCAGGCTGGCCAACCCGTAGGAGGAAGGAATGCTCATATACATGGTAATCGGCTGCCCCGGCGCCGGCAAATCTTGGGTGTGCAACCAGCTGGTAGACAAGTACGAATACATCGCACATGATGACTACAAGCATGCCGAGAAGTACTTGCAGGTGATCCTGACCCGCAAGGGCGCCCGTCCTTTGCTGATAGAAACCCCGTTCAGCATTTCTAAGCTAAAGGATCCGTTAGAGACCGCCGGCCATCACGTGGTGCCGGTCTTCATTATAGAAGACGCCGCCACCGTATCCGCCCGCTACGCGGCCAGGGAAAACAAGCCGATCCCACAGAGCCACCTGACGCGGCAGACGACCTACGCCCACCGCGCAGCCGAATGGGGTGCCTTTGCCGGCACATCGACAGAGGTGTTGGAGCACCTGCGCCGTGGCTAACCTGCTGCTGAAGTTGGACACCTGGCTGCTGGCCCGTGTGCAGACCGCTACAGACTGGCTTACCTTTAGGGTATGCGGGCGCAGCTGCTACTGGCAGGCCGCTCAGGTGACCTTTGCAGGGGTCGTGGTAAGCGTTCTATACCATATAAGCTGGGGCGGCCCGGTGGGCTACGGCTGCGCAGCGCTGCTGGCGGTTATCTTCACGCGTACGGCGTACGAATGGTTGCAGGTGGACAAAGAGTGGTGCACCAGCAAGACCAGTTCAATACCGGCGCGCGTGCTGCCAGCCCATATGTGGGTCGGCGCCTTGTTTAGACTATTGTGGATAGGCGCCAGCTGCTTGCCAGGCGCGTCGTGGAGCTACCACCTATCATCGGGACTGTACACCCTGGCCTATTACATGGTGGCATGCCTGCCGCGGCGCCCACCACCCAAAAAGGTAGAAATACCAAGAGGAGCAGTGCATGGACAAGCGTGATGTGGAAGCCCTTATGGACCTGCTGACAATGGAGGCTATGGACGACCTGGATTGCGAGGCGTTCCAAGGCGGTGCCGACCTGCAGACGGGGTCCGCCCGCGGGCTTACGGTGGTGGTGGGCCGTGGTGTGGACGACCCCTACGGCCACCGCCAGCGCTTGGTGTACGACGACGCCACGGGTGACCTGCTGTACGAGGATTGGCTGCCGCCGGCAGTGGTGCATTGACATTTCACCGTTGAATTCAGCGTGCTAGGGTAAGCCTGCCTGGACGTGCAAGCTGGGCAAGCAAGAGGAGGGTGAAATGGCCAAGCTGAAGATAAAGCTGCGTAAGGGTCAGCACGTGGTGCTGGCTGAATTCCACAATGGTGACAATGTGGAACCTGAGCAGTGCGGCTGGGTGGATGGTGTTGACCGCGCTAGCGGCACGGCTATTGTTACGCTGTGTGAACAGCACGTGCATGGGAATGACGACGGCCTGCGCGAAGTACCTTTGGAGCAACTGACGCCCAGCAAGCGTCGTGTAGAAGCAAGAAAGGTGCACTGATGGAGTACGAACGCGACGTTACGATTTTGTTGCCACCAAAGAAGAAGCCGTGTGGCAAATGCCCATTTCGCCGCACAGCGCCGGCCGGGTGGCTAGGTGGTAGCACGCCAGAAGAATATCACTTGATGGCGCATTCTGATGTCGACGTTGCTTGTCATACGCAAAAGGGTTTTCATGATAGCACGACCAACCCGCTGCGCAGCTGCGCCGGGCTGGCCGTGTACAGAAATAACAGCTTGAAAAGCCCGCGCGGCGGCAGCGCGCTGGTGGCGTGTGACACGGTGGCCAAGGATACTGACAACGAAGTTTTCAAGCATCGTGAGTTTCTGGAGCATCACAGCAAAGGGATACTGAGAAATGAAAGATAGAATGGTCAAGGTAGCCGGCCTGGCGCTGGCCGAGAAGCTGCGTGGAATGAATGACAAGCGGGGTGCGATCGCCCTGCTGGCCGTGCAAGCCGGCTGCAGCCCCAGCACGGTGCGGCGGTACATCGCGCTGACGCCCACGCGGGGTTACAACAACACCATGACCGGGCTGTTGCAGGCATGCGGCATACAGCGCGGATACCGCGCCAAGGGTGGTGCCTGGGCGGTGGAGGACATCGTGCGCCGCGCCCACGCGCTGAACAACGCGGTGCTGCGCATTTACGAGCGCAACAGGAGGAAGTGATGAATGACCCCTACAACCTGCGCGGCATCGGCACGGGCATCACTACCCCGCCGCCGGGCTACGAATACAAGAGCTGGGATTCGTACTGCGAGAAAGGTAAGTACGACTGTTTGGATTCCACGTGCGGGTGCGTGGACAATGTCTACTATCGCACGGCCTGCGCCCGGGCGCGCGGCCAGTCGGTACCGGCCGCCTTGACCAACGGCCTGCGCTATTCGGTGGTGTTCTGGCTGGTCGTGCTGGTGCTGGGTTTTATCGGTTACTGCGCCTGCAGGTAGATGTATCGCCCTGGAAATCAGTGTGCTTTACTTCCAGGTGGCGGCAATGGTGCCGCGTGCAAGGGGTTGGTCCAATGCAAGACGAAATCAAGCAATCAGGGTTTCCCTGCCCGCGCTGCGGGGCGGTTGACGCGGTGGATGCCGACGCCAAATGCCACGACGTGCAGCAGGGGCTTGCTGCCGAAAATTCGGTGTGCCCTGTTGAGTTTGAGTGCGTGGTGATGGACTAACCCACAACAAGGGGAGTATAGACAATGGCGCATAACCTGACGATCGTGGACGGCCGGGCGGAGATGGCCTACGTGGGCGAGTTGCCCTGGCACGGATTGGGGCAGGAGTTGAAGAAGGGGGCGCCCATGAAGGAGTGGGTGGTTGCCGCTGGCATGGACTGGCAGGTGCAATTCGCCCCCGTCGGGTATAAGTTCAAAAAAGGCATGGTCTTCGAACCCAGCCGCGTGGTGATGCACAGGTCGGACAGTGGGTCGTTCCTCGGCCTGGCGAGCCAGCGCTACAAGGTGGTGCAGCCCGCCGAGGTGCTGGCGTTCTTCGAGGATCTGGTGGCCAGCGGCGGCTTCCACCTCAGCACCGCCGGTACTTTGCACGGCGGGCGCAAGCTGTGGGCGATGGCCGAGGTTAGCCAGGACGCGGTGGTCAAGGGCGACCTGACCAAGTCCAACCTGCTACTGGCCACGGCGTGTGACGGCTCCATGCCCACCATTGGCAAGCTGGTGAACACTCGCGTGGTGTGCGAGAACACGCTGCGCATGGCGTATGGCGAGCATAGCGAGGATATCGTCAAGGTGCGGCATGACCAGGTGTTCGACGCCAAGAAGGTGCAGACCCAACTTGGCGTTGCCCAGGGCGCGGCGGCGCAGTTCATCAAGGACATGCGCGCGCTGGCCAAGCGCAAGGTCAGCAGTGACGAGGCCGAAGAGATCACCGGCCAGTTCGTGTTGGACGCCAACATGGCCACTGTACCAGAGGACACTACCGACCGCGCGCAGGCTGCGCTGACCACCAAGGCGGGCGAGTCCATCATGCGTTTGTTCCTCGGCGAGGCCAAGGGCGCCGACCTGGCCGGTCGCACGGGCTGGGGCTGGCTTAACGCGGTGACGGAGCACGTGGACCACCACGCCAAGGCGCAGTCGCCGAGCCACAGGCTGGACCGTGCTTGGTTCGGCACCGGCGATGCTGTCAAGGTGGCGGCGCGCGACCGTGCCATGGCGTTGTTGGGATAAGGGGTATGCCGGGGGCGCCTTTGGCCAGAGGCGCCCCCAGCATCTACAGGAGGGTATAGCGATGGCAAAGAAACAAGCCAAGGCAGCCGCGCCCAAAGCGCATGCGCACCCGTCGGCCCGGTGGCTGGGCGACGTGCTGGCCGACCGCGGCAAGGTGTATGTCGGTGGTCGGGTGCAGTGGCACAACTACTTGGACGAATCTGCCGGCTGCGGCTTTGTGCTCACAGACGCCAAGGGCAACCGCTGGGCCGTGGTGGTGAGCCGCATGGCAAAGGTGAAGCCATGAAGCACTACCTGCTGACTGCTACCCACAAGAAGAACACCGTGTGGGTGGTGCGCACGCTGCCGGGCGATGAGCGCCTGGTGGGCGCCGTGGTGGCCAAGAAGGGTAAGTTCTACACCGAGGCCATAGACAGCGTCGGCCACGCCAGCGGGCCGCACAAGATGCAGGGCGCGGCCATCCAGGCGCTGCTGGCAGCTGCGCCGCTTCCAGCCCACAGCAAGAGCAGGAGGGTGAAGTGAATTTCTACGCATCGCTCATTGGAATGGCCGTTGTCCTACAGCGCGGTTCGTTCACCGGGCGCGTCGGCATGCTGATAAGTATCAGCGCATCTAAGTTCCGCGTGCAACTGGGTGCTGACGGACCATTCACTACGCTGCACGACCCTGGTGCGCTGCTGCCCGCCACCCGTGAGGAAGTGCACGCCGCGCGGCTGGAAGGCGTGGGTGGACTCAAGGTGCTGGAGGAGGTGTGACATGGCACAGAAGAAGGAAAAGACGGCCAAAGAGTTGTTGGAAGGCCACCGCGTAGTGAAGGTGGAAAAGCGTGACGACATGCTCTTCCTAACCTTGGAGGGGTGCCCTTACCCGAGCGTGCGTATTTCGCCCACTAGCTATGAAGGTATAGCAGTGGATGAGCTAGGGGATCGGCGTGAGGCTGTTACCGAGCGCCGTGCTAACAACAGGAGAAAGTGATGACGTTGCAGGAACGACTGCGCGCCCACGCTAAGGATACTGCCGTAGGGCTTGGTCAAGTCAACTGGCCAGCCATATTCGTGGAAGCCGCCGGCGCCCTGGACGCCAAGGACCAGGCGTATGAACTAAGCGAGCGCGAGAACACCAATCTGCGCGCGACGCTGGAGTGGCTGTTGTCCCGGGCGATACTCGGGTGGAACGACCCCAACCGTGTGTTGAAAGAGGATATGAGCCTCCAAAAAGAACGGCACGACGCCGACCTGGCCGAATTCGGCCGCCGCCTCAACGCAACCGACGGCACGGGCGTTGTGAAGGACGGTGCCGAGGAGGACGCCGAGGCCGCGGTGGAGCTGGGCGCGTTGATCGGGCGGGCGGCAGCCCACTTGGAGGCTGCCAGCAGAATACGCCTTATGGTGCCCGATAAGTACATCGCGGAAGCCGACGCCATCGCCACCGCCCTGCGTGCCCATGAGCAGCCGCGCAAGCCGATTGTGCTAACCGCGCGCGAGATGGCGGAGCGGGAGGCGAAAGTCAGCGTGCATAGGAGGAAGTGATGAAGATAATGTCAGTCCTAATAACCATCTTATTCGTCGGGTTCCTATTCTTCGTTGGCTGGGAAATCTTGGCTTATCACATACCATGGCAGATGGCCTTCAATCGCTGGAACCACGCCATGATTATCAAGGATTACGACGGGGCGCAGGCCGCGATACAGGATGAATGTCGCGCACAGACTAGGTCTTTCTTCTACAATAAGGCCGAAGCTGCGGTGCTCCAGCCATATTGCAAGGTGAACCCATGACCGACCTGGAGATCGTGGAATTGGCACTGCGGCGCGCGGCGCGCAACCTGCGCGGGGCCGAAAACCCCGTACAATCATGCATCGCCGCGGCCATCGAAGATATTGCTTCGGAATTGAGGAATTTGCGCGACGCTCCGCGTGATCGTGAGCCCGGCCAAACACCCAGCCGGCAAGAAATTGCTGATGAAATAGAACTTCAAGCTGAGTTGGAGCGGCTGCGACCTTAACCTGACATTAATCGGGGCGTGCCACAAACGGCACCCCTTGCACCCGACCGCTCGGTGCGGTTAAGGTGCAGCCTTGCCACCCGGCGCGCGCCCTTTGGCGTTCAAGCGCCCCCTACGTCACTCTCCTCGTGGGGAGCGCACGCAGAGGAACCGCGGCGGCGGCCAGCCTTGCACAGCTGGGTCGCGCCGGGTGGCATCTCCGCGGGGGCGGGGGTGCAGATTTGAGGGGAGCAGGTAAGTGGTCAAGCAAGCAGAAAATCGTAATGCTGCGCAGGTTCTGACACAGAACCGCAATCCGAATTGTCCCCTGTGCCATGGCACGGGTATCATGAAAGCCCGCGCAGGGCGGGAAGCCCAAAACGGGCATAACGATACCTACATAAACGACCCCTACCCATGTAGTTGCGAGCCGCCCGCGCGCTAGGGCGCCGGCAGATGCCCCGTGGCAACGGCCACGCCCCCCGCCTTGGCGACCCCAGCCTGTACAGCCTGGTGGTGGAAAAGCTGGCTACCAGCGGCCTGACGGCAGAGCACGGCCAGTCGCTGGGTGTGGCGGGTCTAAGCGCCGCCACGGTAGCCCAGCTGGAATTCGTAGAAGCCCCGGCCATGAAAATACCCTATTGGGACCCGTGGACCGGTGAGGCTTTGGCTGGCTGGCCCAAGGCACCGCCTTTCTACCGCCTGCGCTATCTGCAGCACGTGGTGGACGTCAAGCAGCTGCTGAAGTCTGGCAAGCCCAAGCCCCTGCGCTACGTGCAGCCGACCGGGTCTGCACCATGTGCCTACTACCCGCGCATACCTGATTGCGACTGGCCCGCCATCCTCGGCGGCACCATGGATTTGCTGATAACTGAAGGTGAGCTGAAGGCGGCCAAGGCGGTGGCGGAGCGTTACCCCTGCATCGGCCTGGGTGGGGTGTGGAACTGGCGGGCGCACGAGCAAGGCATAGTGTTTCTACGCGACTTAGAGCAGGTCAACTGGGTGGGGCGTCGCGTGTACGTGGTATTTGATTCAGACTGCTGGACCAACCCAGATATCCTGCGCGCCCTGGCCGCGTTCGGCGACCAGCTGGTGCAGCGCGGCGCCCGGCCGTATACAATCGTACTGCCGCAGGAGGGCGACGCCAAGGTGGGGCTGGACGACTTTCTGATCGCCCACGGCACCCTGGGCCTTGAGAACTTGATGGATTCTGCAGAGCCCTACACTTTGGCCAACGCCCTGTGGGATCTTAATGCCCGCGTGGCGTACGTGCAGGATCCTGGGTTGGTGGTGGAGCTGGGCACGGGGTTGAAGATGGCCCCCGGTGCGTTCAAGGACCACGCCTACGCCGCGGAGACATACCTGGAGCGCACCCTTACCATAGGCGGCAAGACGCGTCTGGAACCCGTCAGCGCGGCCGGGGCGTGGCTGCGCTGGCCGCTGCGCGGCGCGGTGCGGCAAATTACCTACGCCCCCGGCCACGGCCAGTATATAGACCGCGCAGATGGCACCAAGGACTATAACGGCTGGCGCGGGTGGGGCGTGCAGCCCGCCAAGGGGGACGTCAAGCCATTCTTGAAACTCGTGAAGCACCTTTTTACCGAGAGTGAAGAAGGAGCCATGGAGTGGTTCCTCAGCTGGTTGGCTTACCCGCTGCAGAACCCCGGCGTTAAGATGTACAGCGCGGTGGTGATGCACGGCCGCCATCGCGGCACCGGCAAATCCATGATCGGTGAGCTGATGGGGCGCATATATGGCGAGAACTACATAATGATCGAGCAGTCCCATCTGCATGGCAACTTCAACAGCTGGGCCTATAACAAGCAATTCATCATGGGCGATGAGATCAGTGGCAGCGACAAGCGTGCCGATGCCGACCTGCTGAAGAATATGATAACGCGGGAGACGATGCAGGTCAACATCAAGAACGTGCCGGAGTTCGTGGTACCCGACGTCATCAACTACTATTGGGTCAGCAACCACCCGGACGCGTTTTTCATGGACGACAAGGAGCGGCGCTACTTCGTGAACGACGTGCGCGTGCCGCCGCTGGACCTGGATTTCTACATGAAATTCCGAGAGTACAAGGCTGGCGACGCCGGGCCGGCTGCCGTCTTCCAGTACCTGCTGGACTACAGCTGCCGAGGGTTTGACCCGCACGGCAAGGCATTCCTCACCCGCGCTAAGGGGCGCATGGTGCGTGCGACGCAATCAGACGCGCAGACGTGGATCGCCCATGTACTGGAGGACCCCGAAACCATGCTGCGCGTGGGTAACACGATATTGAAGCACGACCTGTACACGAGCCGCGAGGCGCTGGCGCTGTACGACCCGGCCGGCCGCACAAAGCTGACGCCGCAGGGCATGTCCCGTGAGTTGGTGCGGGCGGGCATCTACCATGTCAATGGCGGCGACCCGGTGCGGGTGGGCGACCGTACAGACAGGTACTTCCCCCTGCGCACGCCGGAGACGTGGTACAAGGCGACTGTCAAGCATATTCAGGAACACCTGGAGGGCCACAAGCTGGAGATGCCCAAGGGCACGGTGAGGACAACGACAAGGAAGAGGTTCTGACAATGTCGATGCGGGAGGTGGTGGAAAATTCTGAACTTTTTCGCAGCCGTCCGCGCACGGCCGTTGTTAGGGCACAGGGCGGCGGTATCATACATTTACGAGGTTGGTGCTCTGTGAAGCTTTACGGTAATGAGTGGTGTGTCAAGGTAATTGAAAAAATACCATTTCTGGCTGCATCCATAACAGGGTCTGGAGAATTGATACTAGACAATATTCCAGATATACCCATTCATCAATTTGATGTGATAGTAATCACACATAAGAATTATAGAAGGGAACGTGTCATGACAGTATCTGCCAGACAGGATGATCCTGTGTTTTTGGCACGAGTGCTGCCTCATTGGGAGCGGGCGTAAAACGAAATAAAATTGCGCGGTCGTTGCTGTATGCTTGGTAGGTGCAAAGGAGACTGTTGTGAAAACGTATAGCGACGCTACCGACGGCTTCGTGTGCAGCCGCGTCAAGATGCTGCTGGTGGACAATGGCGGAGAGCGCGGTCTGCCCCTGCGGCCGGACGGCACGCCAACGCGCTGCCCGTGGCGCTGTAAGCGCAACGTACCCGACTGCCTGTGCGGCTGTGGGCGCCAATGGCCGCATGTGGAAGGGGAAGTATCATGAACCTACAACGCACCAAGCTGAGCACAGCTGCAGAGCGGTACGAGGAACACCGGCAGAAGGTTATCGCTACCGCCACCTGTTTCCGCGTCAACGGGTTCAAGGGTGGCGGCCAGTGGGAAACGGTAGAACGCAGCACGCGCAAGGCAGCTGAGCGGGCCGGGGAGCGCATTTGGATGAACCTCAGCAACGGCCGCGGCGTGCTGATGTATGCTGTCTCAGGGCCGTACGCGGAGCTGGTGGCCAGCTACGGCGGCCCCGGCGCGGGGTGGAGGGAGATAACCAAGCCATGACCAGGCTGCGCGAAAATGTCGAGCTAGCGCAGTTCTGGAAGGCAGAAGATGAGCGCCTGCGCTTGCTGGCCATCCTCAGGGAGCTGCGTGCGAGGATTAACAATAGGAGCAGAAGAATATGGCCACCGAAACGTTCCTGCAGATGGCTCGGGACCTGGCGCTACGTGCCGAGAAGCACGAGACAACGTTGAAGGCCCTGCGCAACCGCCTACGCACGCTGATCATAACATCAGCCACCAACGAAAAATGGCAGATTGACATGAAAGAGCTGATGCAGGCGGTGGAGGAAGCGCTGCGATGACCCCGGGCCAGGCATTTAGGATGCTGGGGTTGGATCCATCCAGCGCCACTATGGAGCAGGTCAAGCAGCGATACTACGTGCTGGTGAAACCACTGCGCGAGAACGGCGGAGGTGACCCTGTGGCGCTGGCACCGCTGGCAGAGGCGCGCAAGGCAGCTGAGGAAGCGCTGTACCGCCGCCCGTGCGCGGAATGCGATGGTACCGGCAAGCGCCGGCTGGGTAGGGGCATCAAGGTGCTGGCCTTCAAGTGCGTGCCGTGCAAGGGCACGGGCAAGCTCTACATAAGGGGGTTGTGATGGAAGATGACGCAGTGGTTATGCCGACGACCAATGTTTTTGAATGGCCTGAAGACAAGCGCGCCTTGTGCTACCAGGCGCGGATGCTGGGCTGGTCCTTCGCACAAATCGGCATGTTGATAGACGTGCCGGCCAACGTGGTCCACGTGGTGTGTGAGCGTGAGGGTTGGACAGTGCCGCTGGCACAGTGGGAAGCCGAGTGGCGCCGCGTTACGTCGCGCAAGCTCAGCGCCGCGGCGGCCAGCTTGACGGGCAAGGGGCACGAGGTGCGTGACGTGGGCGAGGGGTTGTACAGGCTTGACGGCGCGCCCCTGCGCGCTGCGGCGCTGCTGGACGCCGCCGGGCTGTGATGTTTGTGGATGTGCATCGCCTAGGCAGGCGATACTTGGCTGGTGCTCCGCTTAGGGAGTTGGCGGCCGAGGCAGGTTGGCAGCCCAGCTATCTGCAGATAATGCTTTCAAAGCACGGCTACAAACTGCCTAAAGAAGAACTGAGTCGTAGAAGGGCTGCGGCAGCGCGTATCGTTGGAATAAACAACGGCAGAGATCCTGTGGTGCGGCATCGAAAGCTGATGGCTGCGGATGCGCTTTTCATGACTTCACCTGTGCCCCATATGATTAGGCTATGCCTGCAATGCAAAAGGAAGTTTGAGGCCAGCAGCCGATTCATACGCATGTGTGAACCATGCAAGGCGGTATTTGCGCCGTAACCCAGGGCTTGCATCAGAGGAGCATACCATGCCAGGCTTAGCGATGGGCGTTTCCAAACTCAAAGTGCCAAAGACGCTGGGTGGCTACCCGGACTTGCTGAAGCAGGTTCAGGAGCACCGCTACGAGTTGCAGCGGCAGGTCAAGGCACTTAAGTCGTTTGAAACCGAGCTTAAGAACCAATTCGTGCGCGTGCTGCCCAAGGGCACCACAGGAGTAGACGGCAAAGCGTACCATCTAGGCACCGCCCAAACCGTTATCCCCATCGCCGAGGATTGGGAGAAGATCGAAGCGTGGATTCTGAAGAAGTCCAAGGACTTCGCCGTGCTGCAGCGCCGGCTGGGCCAGGGCCACATCGAGGATCTGTGGAAGGCCAAGGTCAAGGTGCCCGGTGTGGGCGAATTCAAGGACATCGCTTTCAGTCTAACCAAGCTGTAGGAGGGGCACGTGCCAGAGCAGGATGCGGACGCGGCGTGGTTGCTAGAGTATGCTACTAGCATTGAACGGACGGCGGCGGGCAACACTGCAGCGCAAATACTGCGCAAAATTGCCAACCGGCTGGACATAGCCAAGGTGGTGCGCGAGGCTACCAAATCCAGCGATGTGATGTATTTGCTGGAGTTAGCAGAGTGGATCAAATCAGAACCTCCTCCTCATGGTGGCCGTGGTGTGCACAGTCGCCTGGTGCGCATCGCCGGCACCTTGGCGGGGTATGAGGATAGATTCGCCAGCCACCCCGGCGGTTTTGTACAGGCAGCGCCGGCCCCTGGCACGCCCCAGCACCGTGATCCTATGCAGGACGTCCACGGCCCGGCTGTGGATGCAGCCAATGGGCCAAGCAAACCCTACACGGTGTACGACCCTGCGCATTATCGTCAATCAGGGTACGAGCACAACGTGGTGATGAAGGCCCTGCTGGCCCACACCAGCCTGACGGCGCACCAGGGCTACCTCTACAGCCAGATGTTCAAGTACCCGTGGCGGTTGGGGCAGAAGGGTAAAACCAAACCCAGCGAGGACTTGGGCAAGGCCATCTGGTACGCCACGGAGCTCAGGAAAGAGCTCGAGGCCGTCGGCAAGTGATACCATCGCCCAACCGCCCCGCACCGCCGCGCCTGGTGCCGCTGGACCAGGCTGCGCGCTATCTGCTGCACCGCAGTCGGTGGGGGCGCTACATATGGCACGACGGTGATGAAATATGCGAAGTGCTACGCGTGCTGCAGGACGCATTCCACCTAGGCACGATTCGCTGTTACGGCCGCATCAGACCTATGGCTATCAGCCAAGAATCAGTTATGCGTTCGGTACCCTATGACCACTGGAAAGGGGCGACGCTGGACCCCACGAGTTTCATCGGGGAAGGCAGCTACAGCACCCGCACCCTGGCGGCCACTGGGCTGCTGACGTTCTATGATCTTCACGTGGACATGGAGGAAATAGAGTGGCTGCATCCGCCGCGGTGCCTGCTGTGTGAGCGCGCGTATACACTAACCTACCATACGATCATCCTGCTGTGCGACGGCACGGCTTACCTGTACAACAGAGCGAGGAGAATAGTCAAATGGCTAAAGCAACGGGCAAAGCGCTGACCAACTGGGACGAAAAATTCGCCGCCGCCGCCAAGCAATCGAAGAAGACAGCCCAGGGGCGGCTGGGCGTCGGCAACTTCTGGAGTCTCAAGGCTGGCATTATGTCTTTCAATGGGCAGAGCATGGTGCAGAACGAAGCGCCGTTCATCATCTGCGACTTCGTGCTGGAGAACCAATATTTTCCAGGCGAGTACGACGAAGGCAAGACGGTGCCGCCGGCCTGCTACGCCTTCGGGCGCAGCGAGGAGGAAATGGCACCGCACCCCGACGTGGTGGCGCGCGAGGAGCACCAGAACGGTACGTGCGAGGGGTGTGAGCACAACGAGTGGGCCAGTGGCAGAGGGCGTGGCAAGGCGTGCAAGAACGTGCTGCGCCTGGCGCTGGTGGTGGCCGGCACATTCAAGAAGGGTGGTGATTTCGAACCCTTTAGCCCAGAGGACATCGCAGGGCAGAAGATCACGTTCATGAAAGTGCCCGTCACGTCGTGCGGCGGCATCTCCCAGTACATCGATAACCTGGACGAAGTCCAAGGCCGCCCGCCCTTCGGCGCCTTTACGCGGTTGTACACTCAGCCGGACCGCAAGTCCCAATTCAAGTTGATGGCCGAGCCGCTTGGCGTGGTGCCGAAGGAGTACAACGAGGTGGTGTTCGAACTGAACGAGAAGGCCGCCAAGATTATCGACGCACCCTATCCAACGCCGGAGGAAGCGCAGGCCGAACAACCCCAGCAGAACATGCGCCGCGGCGGCCAGCCGGGGCGGGCGCCCAGGGGCCGCGCCAGCAGCCCGCCCCCCGCGCAGCCCGCGGCAGCCGGGGGCAGCAAGCGACGCTTCTAGGGATCGTAGCAGACGGCTTTGCAGGGCGCGCTAGTAAGCTGTTTGCTGCATAGTGCGGGGGCGTGTATGGCAGATAACGGGACTGGGCGTAAGCCCCGATTGACCCAAACGCCGCCTAAGCGACCCGCGCGCCGGGGTGGGGCTGAGGATGCCAACCTCAGCCCCATGCCCACTGATGACCGGCTAGATGCCATGCTGCGCACCTGGCGCACTCTGCAGGCGGCGCTGAGGGGCGCCAGTTTCGCCCTCGCCTACGCCTTGTTGAATCGCGAGGCGGCCACGCGCAACCGGCTCAAGTGGAAAGCGCGCATCTATGAACGCATGAACGTGCGACGGCGGGCGGAGGCAGTATATGACTGAGCCTGTCGTAGTAGATTTTGAAACAGAGAAGCTGTTGCGGCGGCCCCACTACCCGCCCAAGCCGATCGGCGTTTCCATCGGGTGGCCGGGCAAGGCCATCAACTACCGAGCATGGGGCCACGCCAGCGGCAACAACTGCGACCAGCGCACGGCCGTGCGTGAGTTAGAGGCTGCCTGGAAGCACCCGGGGGGTGTACTCTTCCACCACGCCAAGTTTGATCTAGACGTAGCTGAAACGCACCTGGGGTTGGCGCCGCCACCTGACGACCAGGTGGAAGACACCATGTTTGAGGTGTTTCTGCACAGCCCGGATGACCGCAGCTTGGGATTGAAGCCGCAGGCGTTCAAGCTGCTGGACATGCCGCCGGATGAGAAGGACGACCTGTGGCTGTGGTTTCTGCAGCACCAGCCGGTGGTGGATGGTGTGCGGCTGACCAAGGGCGGTAAGAACAGCTTTATGAATTACCTGCAGCTGGCGCCGGGGCTGGTGGTGGGTGGCTACGCCAATGGTGACGTCAAGCGCACCAAGGGGCTGCACAAATTTCTGCGCCCCAAGGTAGCCAGTATGCGCGACGCCTACCGGCAGGAGATAGCACTTATAAAAGTGTTCCTGCAGCTGGAGCGCCAGGGGCTGCGTGTTGATACTGAGAGACTGGTGCAGGACGTGCTGAAATACGAGCAGCAGCTTGAGTGGCTGGACGCGCGTATAGGCAAATACCTGCAGACGCCCAACCTGAACCTGAACGCCTCTGCCGACCTGGCGGAGGCGTTGTTGCGAAGTGGCAAGGCCAAGGAAGAGGACTTCCTGCGCACCGCCCCCACAGGACGGCATCCTGATGGAGTGCTCTCCACCAACAAGGAGTCCATGAAGGGCGCCGTAAAGGACGTCCAGCTGCGCAACGTGCTGCGGCATAGGGGCATGCTGAAGACGTACCTCAGCACGTTCATGCGCAGCTGGCGTGACATGGCGCTGGAGACCGGCGGCTACGTCTACACCCATTGGAATCAGACCAAGAACGCAGAGGACGGTGACGATGAGTCAGGGACCAGAACGGGACGACCCAGCTGCACCTGGTTCCTCAACACCCCCAAGGAGGCCAAGCCTCTCTTTAGGACCCACGCCAATGACAACTCAAGCAACCTGCCAGCCGTGCCTGTATGGTGCAAGCAGCTTGAGCCGCTGCCTATTGTGCGGTCGTACGTTGTGCCATATAGGGCCAACCACATCCTTGGAGATCGTGACTACAATCAACAAGAACCACGGATCCTAGCGCACTTTGAAGGTGGGGCGCTGCTGCAGTCCTACCAGCGCGACCCGTGGATCGACTTCCACACCCACGTCCAGCAGATGCTGGCGGCCGTGGGGCTGCACTACCACCGGGACATCGTGAAGCCCATCAACCTGGGGCTGATCTACGGCAAAGGTACCAAGCGCCTGGCCGAGGAGACGGGGCTGAGCATAGACGAAGCCCGCGATCTAAAGAAAGCCATCATGGGCATGTACCCCGGCCTTGACGACATGTACCGGGAGATGAAGCGCCGGGCCAAGGAGGGCGAGCCCATACGAACATGGGGTGGCCGGTACTACTACTGTGAGGAGCCGCTGGCCTTCAACGGTCGGTGGATTACCTTTGACTACAAGATGGTCAATACGCTGGTCCAGGGCAGCGCGGCCGACTGCACCAAGAAGGCCATGCTGAACTATATGTCTATCAAAAAGGACGACCACGTGCTGCTGCTGCAGGTTTATGATCAGATGCTGGCATCCTTCCCGGAACGGGACCGCAAGCGCGGCATGGCGCTGCTGAAGCAGGCGATGGAAGATGTGCAGTTCGACCTGCCCATGTTCAGCGATGGCAAGATGGGCCACCGCTGGGGCCAGCTGCGTGAATACGATAAGAAGGGTGTGATAACCTACAAGGAGGCCGCGTGATGGGGATCCTGCCATCCCAGAGGATACGCGCCCTGTGTGTGGGGCCGCACGGGCTGCCCAGAAACTTTGCCCTCATAACACCATTCCACGAGCGCACAGTGCATGCAGGCATGACGTTCGGCCTCTCCGGCGCGGGGTACGACATACGGCTGGCCGAAGATACGTGGCTCTGGCCGTGGCGCTGCACGCTGCGTAGCTCCATTGAACATTTCTGCCTGCCGTGGGATTTGCTGTTCAAGGTGCACGACAAATCCACTAACGCCCGGCGCGGTGTGCTGGTGCAGAACACGGTGGCGGAGCCGGGCTGGCACGGCTACCTGACGTTGGAAATAACCAAAGAGTGGCGCTGGCCCTACATACACAAGCTGCGCCGTGGCACTCCCATAGCTCAGGTTATCTTCCACAGGTTGGAGGAGCGCACTGATCAACCCTATAAGGGGAAATATCAGAACCAAGCAACGGGGCCGCAGGGGGCCATAATGGAGCGCCCTCATAAAAGGCCAGCTATGTTGGATGAATACAACGTGAAGGATTGGATGCGTCCATGAAGAAGATACCACCCGCCCCGCCGTTCGAGATGGTTGGCAAGAATGGGGAAACGACCATTAAGGCGTGGTCATTCAGCCGGTGGAAGGACTGGCTCAAGTGCCCCTTCATGGCCGGATGCAAGCACCTGGTGGGGTTGAAGGAGCCCGGCAACCAATACACCGCGCGCGGCAACAACGTGCACGAGGAAGCTGAGCATTACGTCAAGGGCGAGGCCAAGGAGTTGATGGAGCCGCTAGCCCACTACAAGGAGGAGCTAGACCATCTGCGCATGGTCCACAAGCGGTCGCCCAGGAAGATAGTGCTGGAGGAGCAGTGGGCGTGGCGCGACGATTGGACACCTGTGGATTGGTTCAGCCCTGAGGCGTGGCTGCGCGTGAAGATGGATGTGGGCTACATGGTTGACAAGCGCGAGTGGCGCCTGCTGGACTACAAGACGGGCAAGTACCGCAAGGAGGATCTGACCAAGCCGGCCGGCCACTACCATCAGCTGGAACTCTACGGGCTGGCAGGACTGATGCGGTTCGGCCCCGCGGTTAAGGATATCCAAATAACCGCCCGTGTGATATTCTTGGATGCTAAGCAGGTTGTGGAGGTTCCGATGGAAGATGGGCTGGGCACGATGGTGTGGACCATGGCCGACCTAGAGGACCTGCAGGAGCGCTGGCAGCAGCGCGTCGCGCCGATGCTGAAGGACACGCGCTTTCCTATGAAACCCAACCGCGGCTGCGGCTGGTGCCACTATCGTAAGGCCAATGGTGGGCCGTGCAAGTATTGAGGGGAACCTTATGAGCTACAAGCTGACGGTATGCTACGATTTCGACGGCGTCATCCACAGTTACACCTCCAGATGGGGCGGCGCTACTGTCATACCAGACCCGCCCGTGCCCGGTGCCATGGCGTCGATGTACGCCATGTTTAAGGAGGGATTCCAGGTGGCTGTGTACTCCAGCCGCAGCGCCGAGCCCGGCGGTATTGAAGCCATGCAGGCGTACGTCATCCAGCACATGGAAGACTACCTGCGTGAAGCGCGCCAGGGTCTGATTCCTGAGTACGCCACCGGGCTGGTGCGCAAGGACTTCCTCTGGCCCACCAGCAAGCCGCCGGCGCATCTCAGCATTGACGACCGCGGGGTGCTGTTCACAGGCACCTTCCCCACACTTGAATTCGTGAAGAACTTCAAGCCGTGGAACAAGCCGTGAGGCGCGTGAACATCAAGGAGGGCAGCTGTGTCGGCCAAGACTTCGGTTGGTCTGCTTGGCCTTATCTTGGCCCTAATCGGGGGCACGCTAGGGCTGATACTATCTTTGCTGTGGATGGCCGATGTGGCGCGTGGCTGGTGCTGCGCGCGCATGGCCACGGTATTCAAGGCCACGGCCCAGACGCCTACGGCGCCGGCCCCATATTCTGCACACCAGATGGAGTGGTTGATGTCCCGCCCGGAGGTGCTAATAGAGGAGGAGGCGTGCCGGGAGGCGCTGCGCCGGCTGAACATCAACAACCGCAAGCTGGGGCCGACGGGGCAGAACGGATGGCCGGACAGGATGTTTATGGTTCCGCGGTGCCCGGCCTTCGTGGAGTTCAAGAGGCCGGGTGAGAAGCCGACCAAGCTGCAGGAGTGGCGCCTGCAGGAGCTGAGGGAGCTAGGCTATGCCGCCGAGTGGTTTGATAATTCCGCGGACTGCGTCAAGTGGCTCGCAACCGTGGCGGCCCACCAAGCAGATGCTGCGTGGAGTCGAGTTCCTCCTCACCAACCCCGTGGGCGGGCTGCGGGCCGCCCCCGGCGTTAGCAAGACAGCCATGGCCCTGGCGGCCCTAAAGGTGCGCAAGGAGCGTTGGGGGACGTTCCAGCGCGCTCTGGTGGTGGCTCCGCTGCGCCCCTGCTACATGGTTTGGCCCAAGGAGCGCGACAAATGGCAAGATTTCCACGGCCTGAGCATGGACGTGCTGCACGACGAGAACAAGAATGACGATTTCCTCTTCGCTTCTAAAGCCGACATGCTGGTCATCAACCACGATGGGTTGGAATGGCTACTGGGAGCCAAGAGAAAAGCACGCTCTGCGGGCATAAACACCCGGAGGCTACAGAAGCTCGGCCTGTGCACTTTGATCATAGATGAGCTGACGTACTTTGCAAGTCACGACAGCTACCGCTTCTTCATGATGCAGGAGGCGCTGGAGTTCTTCCAGTGGCGCTGGGGGCTGACTGGCAGCCTGGGCGCGCGGGGGTATGAGGCTCTATGGTCGCAGTGTTTCCTGCTTGATGGCGGAGCGGCGCTGGGTGGATTTATCACCCACTATCGCCGCAAGTATTTCTATATAGCAGACCCTTATAATCCCCACACTTATAGCTTGCAACCGGGCACTCAGCGCAAGATAGACAAGGCCATCGCTCCCCTCTTCATACAGCTGAATGCTACTGGGTTGCCCAAGGTGATGGAGCACCGGGTGGAGGTGCAGCTGCCGCCCAAGGCGCGCAAGGCTTACGACGAGATGTGGCGCAACTTCATAACAGAAGTTGACAGCAAGACGGTGATAGCCGCCAACGCAGCGGTAAAGTCTGGCAAGTGCCGGCAGATCGCCAGCGGCGGTCTCTACACCACCCAGCGCGCCCCTGGCCAGGCGCGTGAGTGGACAAACCTGCACACCGGTAAGGCTGAAGCCGTGCTGGAGCTGCTGGAGGCCATGGGCGGCGACCAGCTGATGGTGGCTTACGATTGGGAGCATGACATAGACCGCATCCGTCGCACGGTGGGCAAGAAGTGGTACTGGGGTAAGGATATCCCCCTGGCCGGCCAGTCCATCAAACGTGACCAAGAGCTTTTCAGTGCATGGAACCGCGGCGACCTGCCGTGGTTGCTGGCCCACCCGCAGTCCATTGGACACGGCAACAACCTGCAGGAGTCCTCGGCCTGCCACATAGCCTTCCACAGCTACCCGTGGAGCTGGGAGTTATACGACCAGTTGATACGCCGCCTGCGCCGCCGCGGCACCAAGGCTCAGCGCATCTTCGTGCACCACATCGTGACATTGAACACGCTTGATGATTATCAATTGTCTTGCTTGCGCGGCAAGATGAAGACAGAATCAGAGATGTACGTGGCTCTGATGGAGTACGCTCGCAGGTTTCGCAAAGGAGAGACACATGGAAGTGATGTTAGATATTGAGACTCTGAGCACAAAGACAGACGCCTACGTGCTGAGTGTGGGAGCGGTGAAGTTCAACCCCCGCGCCGGCACGGTGGATGAAGCCGGGGCCTTCTACCGCCGGCTGCTGGCGCGCCAGCAGCCTGATCGACGCATTGATCATTCCACAGTAACAT